AGTCAACAGCTTTAGTTATCGTTTTAGCCTTTAGTTCTTTTGTTTCGGGTTCGGCTTTCTCTTCTTTTTCCTGCTTATCAGCATAATCAGCCTTACCCTTTTCAACAAGAATATCAGCATAACGATCGGTTACTTCATAAATACGTCCTTTTTTACGTTCATCTACGGTAACTTTCATTTTAACTTTTTTCATAACAGATATTTTAAAGGTGGGAGCCGAAGCTCCCCCTTGATTATTTGTCCTTATAAACCCACTTCACAGTTATTTCTGTACTGTCGCTGGCTCCACCTGTCCCTTGCAGGCGGTAGTAATTAAATGGCGTATTTTCCAGATACCACACTCCTACTGCTCCATCAGCTATAGTAAGAGTATCGTTAGGAAAAGCATACATAAAACCTGCTGTTGATGTTATAGTCTCATAAGATGTGCCATCCAATGATCCCTCAAGATAAAGATTGCCCTCTGACGTACCACTTATCTCAGCACATACGGCCTGAATAACAATTATCTGATCGTTATTTTTAAATTGAGTTTCCAATGGGAAATTAACGGCGGCGGCACTGGGTATAGTGTCCACTGTTAATGAGGTAACTGTTCCTTTGTTCTGCGCAAATGCACCTACTGTAAATGCGAATATTGCTAAAAATAATATAATCTTTTTCATCATTCCTCTTTAATTATGGTTTAGAAATTGCACTGGTTATATCACTGATAGCATCATACACAACACCTGCATAAGCAGTTGTCGGGAACTTAATAGTGGCCCTGAGTGATCCGGTAATGGTTTTCAGGTCATATTCCGGGTCAGTTGAATCCTGGTCCCAGATACGAATATCCATATTACGCCTGAAATAAACTGTTACTTTCGAGAAGTCACCAACCATTACATATCCTGAACCGATAAGAGTGCTTTCAACAACGGGCACGCCATGAATACGCATCCCATCCTGAGTGAAGAAAGTAGGGAACAGGTAATTGTTATTACCGTCCTTATCAAGCTGCATTTTTGCCACATCGCTGGGATGCAGTATAATACCTGTTACCTGGGTGAAATTATCGCCCAGTATCTGGTTTATTGCTGCACGTACAGCATCAGCCGTTGTCGGTGCAGTAACATAATCATCAAGGTCAGTATCTGAGTATGCCACAGCAACAGTATCAAGCCCCACAAGATGAGGAGTTGCACCGCTGCCACTAAACACTTCAGCTTCAAGCTGACGGCGAAGCATACCTATCAGTTCATTACGTATCTCACTGATAATAAAAGGCCAGTCTTCCAGACTCTCGTTTGAGATCTTGATATATGTACCGATCTTTTCAACCAGTGCCTTTTTCTGTGCCCAGTGAAAATCACTCTGCCCGTAATGCCCGGCCTCAGCCAGTGCGGCGGTTCCGTCAGTACGTTCTGTACGCTCAATCCATGTCACATGGTTGCTTGACGTTGTTCCAATGGTCATCAGGTCAAGTATCGAAGTCCTGCGATCGGGTGCCTTATCAACTCCTGGTGTACGCATTGGTAATATTACAGCCGTATCCAGATCGAATGCTCCGAGGTTATCGTCAATAACGATATTTCCTACCTTGAGCATATCCCAGGGGTGACCCTGTATTTCACTGGCAAACTCGTTACCAGCCTTCATTATCTCTTTAGGATCGGCCTTTTTTAGTGCTTTTAAAAACTCATTACCATAGCCTTTGACTAATGGTGTAGATTGCTCTTTGAGTTTTATCTCAAGTTCGTCCTGCTGCCTGGATAACTTCTGTATATCTTCAGCAATAGCCTCACTTGTAGTTTTCATCCCGGCAATTTCATCACCTGATGCTTTGCCTTCAATAGCTTTCTGAGCATCTTCCATCACTTTTTCAAATGCTTTCATCTTCTCATTAAGCTGTTCAGTAAGTTCTTTTAATTCTTTTTCCATTTTATTTTAATTTAAGTATGGTCTTAAACTCGCTTAAAGTGACTTCATCAGTGGTGCCTTTAAGGTCCGGCTGTTTGTCGGCTTTTAACCTGTTAAGATAATTTATTTGTTTTTCAATATATTCAAGTTTAATATCGTCATAGCATTTAATATCAAGCATAGCACGGAGCGTTAGTATATCCTGCTCTATATCCTCACGGCTGTAATCTTCCAGTGACTTAATGTCAACAGTCAATGCTTGTGAATTAGCTCCCCAGGCCGTTAATGTTGATACTTCGAATAGTTTCCATTCTGAAACAGTGCGTTGTTCTGTTTCCTGATCAACATCATATTTAACCGGTATAACAGCAACACTATGTTCCATTTGCTTACCAACATTTGATAATGCCCGGTATTCAGCATAAGTTTCTTTACCGAGTTGTGTATCCATGATGAGCTGTGATGTAACCAGTAGCCCAAAATCATCTTCTTTGATCTCTTTAATAGCTCCCGGCATATAGCGCATGTCATGCCATTTGAGGTGACGTAAACGCTTGCCATTCTCTTTCAGTGTCTTTTTGAAACTGCCTGGCATGCTTATATCACCATCACTGTCAAGATTATTAAATGCGTTAGCATAAAATGTAACAAGCCCCTCACCTGTCAATTCTTTTATCTCATAATCAAATGCTTTAAATTCTTTCATGTTTTTATATTTAATACTATATTAATCAACATCATATACAATCGTACATCTGCAGTTGGAAGTGTAGATGTTATTTGCTATATTTGTACCAGTTAAACTTGTAAAATCATAAACATGACCACTAAAATCAAAATCCCGAATCTTCCTGACCTTATCAAAAGATATGAGGCTGGAGTAAGTCTCAAACAGCTCAGTAACGAAACCGGTATCGTGAGAATAACCCTCGCTCGTCATTTTAAAAATGCTAGTGTCAATATCAGGGGGAGATCCGATGCTGCAAAACTCAAATGGTCTAAAATGTCTCTTACCCAAAGAAAACGCCAAGTGCAAAAAGCTCATAATGCTGTTCGTGGCACAAAGCACACGATTGAAGCCAAAATGAAAGCTGCAAAAACTTTCTATGAGAAATCTTTGCGCTCTGGACTTTTTGAACCAGAACTTGCCTCTATCCTTAAAAAACATTACACTATTGATCAACAATTCCCTATTAGCATCTACAATATTGACATCTTTATCCATAAACCTCCCGTCGCCATTGAAATCCAATGCAGCAATTTCCACCTTCTCAACAAGCCAAAACTTACTAACCGTGCTAAACACCTTTGCAGCAAGGGTTTTCTTCTTGTTTATGTAATTACTGATCTTAGACATAAGTCCTTTAGTTTGTTCAACGTGGCATACAAGATCATGGAGATTTGTAAGCTCGCAAGCTTTGACAAATCCATTCTTGGTAAGTATATTATGATTGGGGGTGACGGTCAGCCGCTTCCCTCCGATCGTTATAATTTCAATCATCTTACCAGAATAATATGATCTTTGTGCTCCCACTATATAACTTTTAATTTCTGTGTCTCCAATATAACAATTTATTATTTCCTCCGGCGCACCTGTCGGATCACCAGGAAATTTAAGCCCTGTATTATAGCTGTAATCCATTGGCATGTATCCCAGGCTTTCGTAATACAGATGCGAATCCCTTATTCCTTTCAGCCCGCTTGTTAGCCATGCTTTACGCATATTAACGCCTGAAAATAGTGCAGACTCATAACTGCCCCGGTTACTGGCTCCTATCACTTCAGTCCTTGCAATACGCTCAGCATGATAGTTTTGTATTACCGTAAAATCCCTTTTAAGCTGCCTGGTAACTTCTTCACTTATTTGTTCGATGCCCCATCCCAACCGTTCACCTTCATTCAATACCGTATCAATAATACGGTTTATCTCCATCTGCTGGGTTGTCAGTATTGAATTAGCCTTTAATAATGATCGCTCAAACATATAATTACGGAACATTTCCTCCCATAATATCTCATCCTTGCGATTAAACAGCTTATCCTGCATCTCACGTGCAAACTGACTACCCACGTTGCCCCATAGTTCAATGATATATGTACGGATATATTCATTACTTTTCGTCCCGTTCACCATCATCCGCAGGGCTTCGGGCTGCATCTCGCGGCTCATCTCAATAATCCCGGCTGTTGTTTGCGCCAGTGCTTTACGTGCTTTACGCCAGTATGTTTTAGTCAAAGAACGTTGTAATCTTTTATTTACTTCTATAATAGCCACTTTATAAAGGCTTCAGTATAATTATAACTTCAACTACTTCCTCAAGACGAACAGATAATATAACCCTTTTAATAATAGCTTTAATATCTATATCTGTTTCGGTAAGTTTATAATTTATTTCTTCATCTTCCCTTTTTCTCCATTTATTATAGAAATTATAATCACCATAAGCTGTTATTCTAATGTCTGCAACATCAAAAGATGTTCCCCTTTCGGATTCAATTGGTTCATCATTTATCAAAGACCTGTAATTAACTCCATTTAATTTTCCCATCTTAATTAATTTCTTTACGGTAATCAAAGGTTAAAAATTTCTCAGTATCTTCCATCTTTGGCATCTGCTCATCAATAGGAACTTCAGCCATTGATATGTATATTTTATCCATCTCAGGTTCAGTACGCGGATCAGCCCCTGCAGCTTCACGTATCTCATTACGCGAAAAACTATTAGCACGAACCATCCATTCGATAAGTTCCTTTTTGTTTTTCTGTAATACCTCAACATTATTATAATCAGCAATCAAAGTACCATCTTCACCAAATTGGGGGATAAGCCATTGTGACAGCCTTTCAAGATAACCATCAAGCATTGGCATTATTCCATTTGTCCAGAGGCTGCGGGCTGCTTCCTGGTAATTATTATATGTCCGGTCCTTGGATCCGCTCAATAGCTGGTTAGGTACATTATAGGCATCAGCAATAACCCCGCGAGTAACGCCTAATGAATCCAGTATTTTAAGATCAATAGGAGATAATCCCAGTGGAGTCCATTCAACAGACTTGGATGTCGCCGCTATTTTACCCCTGTTTGTATCACCAACCATATTACCTCCGGGTTTAAACTGGTTCTTTAAAGCAGATAATTGCTGTTTGGTAGTTGACCGCTGGGTCAATTTACCATCATCATCTTTAACACCAAGTACTGTTAATATACCATAGGCACCCTGGTTCTTAAAGGCACTGACCATAGACTGATAGGCACTATCTGAAGCAGCAACCGATTTAATGATAGGCTTCAAGCGGCTCATGCCGTATGCTCCAAAATTACTACTCCAGTCCGGATTATATTCTTTCCAGTGCATCACATCCTGTATTTCAAATAACGTATTACGCCCAAGATATGTTAAAATATATCCCTTTATAGGTTCAAGACGTGTTCCTATCTTAATAGTCGTGTATGGCGGCGGAAGGTATTCAAGTCTTACCGGCTTGCCTGCATTGAGTCCACTTTCGGCTTTTAAAGCATTCAGGTAAGTATTGCCGTATAACATATAACTGGCTATCCCTGCTTCAATAAAATCAGCAAGCGACATAAAGGGGGCGGGGTTCTGTATTAATTCCAGT